GTTTGACTTGTATCACCCTCAACAACTAATTTGCCTGAACCAACATTAAAGTCATCTCCTGCATCTGTACCAAGAGTTACACCAATAGAAGTTCCTGCATCAGAACTAATAGTATCTAATGCAATATCTCCAACATTTGTAATATCCCCATCAGATAAAGATAATGTCCCTGCCACAGTAACATTCCCTGTAGTTGTGATTGTATCTATATAAGCATCTTTCCATCTAACACTACTGCTTCCTAAATCAACATCACTATCAGATTGAGGTCCAAAAATATTATCTCCTAAGTAAACCTGTTCAACATTAGCTGCATAAAAATGTATTTCATCAGCAGTTTCAAAATCAATCTTTGTTTGGTCATCTTCTCCTATTTTAATATCAGTTGCAAGTAATGATGTAATAGTTGTTTGTGAAGCATTGATTGCTAAATCAATATTATTATCTCCATCTTGATAAGTTGCTGTAATTCCAGTTTCAGTATTTCCAGAAAACATTCCCCCAGCAATATCTTGAACAAATTCAGTAAGTGCTGTACCATCTATTGTAACAGCATCAGCTTCAAGTGTCCCATCCACATCAACATCACCACTAATGTCTAAAGAACCTGCATCTAACTCCCCAGTAATTGTAAAATTTCTAATTCCTGTATAATCTTTATTAGAATCTAATATAACTGCTTTTGATGCTATTGCATTACCAACAGCAGTTGAGCCTAAATCAAGAGCATTTATTTCTCCAACTACAACTGTTGCACCATCAAGAATATTTAATTCTTCAGGTGTAGAACTAATTTGTGTGGTGCTTGCAGCAGCTAAAACAGGTAAAGTACCTGATTGATTAGGAAGATTAATTGTTCTATCTCCTGTTGGGTCAATAATAGAAAGAGTTGTTTCATTACCATCAGCAGTAGCACCTTCAAATATAATAGCATTAGATGCTTCCATGGTAACTGTATCAACTGTTGTTGTTGTGCCTGCAACAGATAAATTAGGTACTAATAATGTACCAGTACTAGGATTGTATCTTAATGCTCCTGTGTCATCTAATAAAGCATTGGATTCATTGTGAAACACTACAGGAAAATTTGTATTTGCTGTGCTATCTGTTACTGTTACTGTAGATGCTAAAGTTACTGTTGTCCCTGCAATTACACTTGAAAGAGCAGTTCCGTTTACTGTTATTGCGTCAGCTTCTAAAGTACCATCTATATCAGCATCCCCACTTATATCTAAACTAGCACCGTCAACTTCACCTGTTACAGTTATTGAGTCTACAAATGCATCTTTCCATCTTACACTTGTAGAACCTAAGTCAACATCACTATCAGACTGTGGACCAAAGATGTTATCACCTAAATATACTTGCTCTACATTTGCTGCATAAAAGTGTATTTCATCTGCTGTCTCAAAGTCTATTTTAGTTTGGTCATCCTCACCAATCTTAATGTCTGTTGCTAATAATGATGTAATAGTTGTTTGAGCTGCATCTATTGAAAAATCAATATTATCATTTGATGTATCATATGTAACAGTAATACCACTTTCAGTATTGCTTGAAAGCATATTTGTACCAACTGTATCTCTAATAAATGTTGCTAATGCTACTCCATCCACAGTTATAGCATCTGCTTCTAATGTTCCGTCTATGTCAGCATTTCCTGAAATGTCAAGTGTTGTTGCATCTAACTCTCCTGCAACTGTTAGAACACCTGAAGTAAAAGTTAATAAATCTGTATCAGATGCATTTCCTATAGTACCACTATCAGGTATAACTAAATTAGTTCCAAATGTAGATGTAGTTGCAGTTACAGCTAACTCATCTGTACCACCAATATTTATATTAACACCAGTATCAGCTTGGACATTTAAATATCCGTCTGCATCTGAACTGATATGTATTGCTGAATCTCTAAATTGTAATTGAGAACTGCTACTTATCTTTGCAGCAGATGAACTTAATGAAAGAATAGACTCTGTACCTTCTCCATCTTCTATAACTCTTAGTGTAGAATCTATACCAGAATTAGAATTAGAGACTTGTAATAAGTCTTTATAGGTACTTGCTATTGTGCTTCCAGTTAAATCTGCCATTAGTCTATATTAAAATCAAATGTTCTTATAACTCTTGCTCCACCAATCTTACTTCTCTTTCTAACACCATGTTTTCTCAATGCATCTGTAAATGCTTTTTCATGAAACTGTGCTAAACCTAAAGACACTTGAGATGTTGCTGGCTCTGTTCCTGCTTTATCCATGTATAACTTTGATTTAACAAAATCAACAATAGCAGGTTGTAATGAATTTTCTATGTCTAAATTATCAGTTACTGCTGATACAGAATCAGGTTCTCCGTAATAATGTATTAATATACCATCACTAACAGATTCATCTATAGCTTTAAAATCACCTTTTCTATTATGAACTGTAGAGGAGTCTCCACCATCTGTAGTTACTACTGCAAGTTTATCTCCAACTATGAAATATGCTACTGATTCTTGTGGTCTATTTTTTGTACTTGCCATTATGTTAAATCCATTTTTAATATTTCATTTTCAATCAACCTTGGAATCTTTATGTAATTACCATCTGAATCCATAAAGTCGACTCTAAAAACTTTGTTTACTTCTATACCAGAACCTGTATCTGACAAATCATAAAACATTTGGTCTGCTACTGAAGATGCTTTTGCATACTCTACTTTTGTTCTATACATGCCTGCTTCTATTAAACCATCATTAATTAATGTCATAATATATTGCTCTGGAGCATTAGGAAAAACCTGCCTAATTCTACTAATTATTTGCTTTACTGTTAATCTTCTTGAAGCCATTAATCAAAATCCTCCCAATTAATTTGTGAAGACTCCCAATACCCTGCACCCTTTAACAAAGGTCCTGCTTCTTCCCATTTATTTCCAACAAAATCAAAATCTGTAGTTGTTGTTAATTGAACAGAACTCCAAGAAGTTGTTTGTGCACTTGAAGAACCTGTTCCTGCTACAGTTAAAGTCCAAGATGTAGATTGAGCACTACTTGACCCTGTTCCTAAATTTACAGTTGTAAACGCTCCCATTATGCACCATCCAATAATAATTGTATACCTTTGTCATAATCAGCTTGCAACTTTTGTTGTTGAGCTTGATAAAAATTATACTCTTGTACAAATTGTTGCATTTCACTTGACAAAGACTGAACACTTGCTGAAGACAATTCTGTATCCTCTTCAGACTCTAATAAAAATCTTACTTTTTCCCATCCTTGTGAACTTGTACTTGAAGATGAAAAAGTTCCATCTTGGTCAGAATGAATAGGTATTTTACTTTGATAAGCTGACAATGCAGCTTGTAAAGATTTTATAGCAGCATATATAACAACTAAATATTCTGCATCATCAGGAAATTTTGTAATAGCACTATCACCAAATGCAACACTAGGAAAATTTAAAGTTTCTACATCTGCTGTTTTAGTTGCAGTAGGTGTTGGATAAAGCACTACCACTCCATTGTGAATATAATATGCTGGGTCAGTAGCTGTTGCAAAAATAACCTCTGAACTATCAGATATCCTTCCCCTTAACCTTGGGTCTACTTGCCTTGCAGGTTGCTGTATAGTACCATCATACCTTGTAACAGATAATATTTTGCTTGTACCTAATGTTAAAGTTGTTGACGAATTATTCAAAGTATTTGTAGTTCCATACTTTCTTTGAATATTAATAGGTAAAGCATTTAAAACCTCTTTTGCACCATCAGTTAAAAATTGTGTTAACTGTGTTTGATTAGGGTTTGATGAACCATCTATACTAATAGTAGTCAATGCTTCTACTTGTGCTTCAAATGTTGCCATTACTTCTTCTTAAATTATTTTTATTAATTAAGTTCCTACTTTTTTTTGAGCCATTTTATGAGATTCTGTAAATGTTTTACCCATTTTCATAGACTTTACCATAGCTCTTAAATGTTTAGGAGTATGGTGTTTTGAATGTTTTTTCATCGCAGACATTTGTCTCATGTTTAAACCATTCATTGAAACACCCTTAACTTTTTTACTCATAGTTTTTGTTTTTTTCATTTTTATTTTATACTCTCTTTTTATATTTTATGCTGGACCTCTATACCCCAACAAAGTGGCATTAGAATTAGTGTGATTTACAACACCTGTAAATCTACCATATATAATATCACCTGGTCTTAAAAAAACAGCACCTAAGTCATCACCTATTTGAGATGTAGCTGATTGAATTTGAACAAACTGTGATTCAAAAGCTGTTGTTCCAGGAGTAACTGCACCAACACATTGCAATGCTACAAAAACATTACCTGATTCAGGTGATTGTGTATTACTATTATGCTCTCCTATAACATCAAATCCAGCTTGAAACAATTGCAAGTTTGAAGATTCCATGCTTGTGTATTTATGTAAACTCATTATTTTTCCTAACTTTTCTTTAAGTTAATTTACTAAAATCTTAGGGTTATTGGGGATAACCTTTTATTGATTATCCCCCACCTACCCAAAGGTGTAATCCTTATTTATTCGGATTATGCTATTGATGTAGCTTGAGTTGAAAAATCAGCATCTGTAAGGTCTTTAACAAAACCATAAACAAACCATCTTTTTCCGTTTCCAAAAATCTCAACAGTATCACCAGGACTAGCTGCTGCTGTAAAAACCACAAAGTCGTCATTGGCTGCTGCAAAATTACCTGCTTCACCATTAACTTCGTGAATTTGTCCAACATTAGCTAAGTTTGAACCACTACCTAAATCTATATTTACGACAGCGTCCATTCCTGCATCTGTTCCTGCTTCATCTTCATCTAATATGACTCTACAAGTCCATCCTTCCAAACTTACATCTGGTAATGTGATTGTAGTTTCTGCTGCTGGATTGACAATAATTGTTTTTCCAGAATCATCATTAGTTAAAGTTGTATCAGCAGTAACATTTTTTATGTTAAGAGTTTCGGGAACTTTTCCAAAACTACCACTATTTGGTTCTAGTACTTTTGCTCTAGCCATATTATAAGCCCTCCACATTATACAATGCATGAGTTTCTGGTAAAGCAACTTCAAGACCTGCTTCAGTCAAGACTATGTCTTTTCTGAGGTCTTCGTCTGCACTTTGAACATCAGTCATAATTTGTGTGTCTCTGTTCATTCCATTACCTACCAATGGTCTGTAAAAGATATTTCCCATATCCACTAATGCTAACATACCAGAAGCAATTCCTCTAAACAATGGTTGTTTAATGAATTGAATACTTCCATGTATTGTGTCTAGCATCATCACTTTATGTCCAAATGCACCATTCATTTCTTTTAATGGTGATTGAAGTTGTACTTGTGTGCTTGCTGTAGTAACATCAAGAAAACCACCATCACCAATTTTATTTAATTGTGTGATAACTGGTAATCCTGCCATTCCTAGTTTTTCGCCTGAACCACCTCGTGCTGGGTCAAAAATAACTTCGAGGTCAGATAAGAACCTATCATAGGTTAATTCTGCTGTAGTAGAAGACCTGTAGTATGGAGTTCCAGATGTATAACTGAAAGCTGAATTATCAGTTGTTGGATTTGCATTTTTTACAATGTGTCCTACAACACCCTCAGTATACTGAATGCCACCTACACGAGCTTTTTGTCCAAACAACATAGCTCTTTCAATGTCTACTTTATGTTCACGAAGTTTTAGAGCCCAAATTCTATCCCACTCATATCCGTATCCACGGAAACGAGTAGCCATAGCAGTATTAGACATTTCTGCTGCAGTTTTAAAGATTTGAGTAAATCCGAAGTCATCTTCAATTTCACTTGAAAATGCATCAGGTCCACCTGTACCTTCTGCAAATGAAGTACCTACAATTTGTGCAGTATCATTATCTGATAACACATTGTGACCACTTACATTAGAGTTTGAAACATCAATGATTTTACCTGTAAAAGTTGATGTGCTTCCTGCGTCTGTTACAGCACTATCTACACGAACTAAAGTTTGTGCATATCCTGCTGTACTGTCAACAGTAGAAACAGCAAAGACCATTCCTTTAATAAGGAAGTCTACACTTGCTCCACCAGCAGTATCTACAGTAAAACCGTATGATGTACCAGCACTCACAGCAGACCCACCATTTACATCAGCAGCAAGTAAAAAAGACCTGTTTGAGAAATCAATCTTAGACCTATTCTCAAGATATCTGAAGACTGGGTCATCAGTTGGCTCTTTTGATACATTGCTTAAGTATGTAAAAAATGGTGTTTCTTCTGGAGTTAACTCTGCAACCCTATCGGAGAAGTCGTATAACCGTCTTCTATCAGGGGCTTGTCCAACACCAGCACTAGTGGCAGCAGCAGTAATATCGCTTGATAGCTTTGTTCCTGTTGTAATTGCCATTTATATGCTCCTATTCGGTTTATTATTTTACGGAAGCTAAAGGAAGTTTTCCAGCACCAGAAGCACCTAATACCCTTTCGAATGCAGTATCAGTATCACTCTTTTCTACAGGTGCTTGTCCTTGAAGGACTCCTGCTGATTGAGGTGTTTGCTGATTTGCTTTGACAGCGTCAATTGAGTTTTGGGTTTGGTTTCTATTACCTTTAACATCTTTAAATAGCTTCACTAAGTTACCTATACCAACTGCTTCTTTCGGTTGATTAGACCAATCTAAAAATTCTGATATTTCATTATCACTCATTTTATGTTTTGTTCTTAAGTCAGTTACAGTTTGGTTTAGGAATTGTCTCTGTTGTGCCTGTTGTTCCCTCTCAGCAAATTCATTTCGTACTTTAGCCATGGCATCGGAAACTACTTCCTCTTCTTTTTTTCTACGAAATTTATAAGATGGTGAGTCAGGTTTATAATAGGCATCCCATGGATTAAATTCACTTTCATCTACTGTAGTCTCTTGTTTCTTTGAACCACCATTTGGGTCAACAATCATTTGTTCTATGGTTTGTGTAATATCAGGTCTTTTTTCTAAAAGGTCTCCAATTGGTTTTAACTGTGCTAATTTTTCATTTTCTGCTTGAGCTCTGTCATGCATAGATTGAAACTTCTTAGCTTCAGCTTTCCAATCAGTATTTTCTGATATTGGTTGTTCCATAGTTTGTTCAGGTTGCTCCATAGTTGATGTTTCTGGTTCTTGAGCTGCTACCGTATCTTTTACTATATCTAATCCATCATTTTTGGTTTCCACTTCATTTTCTCCTTCCTAAGATATCTCTAGCTTTTTAGAGCTTGACTAATCCGTTCTGCTTCTCGTCTTAATCTCTCTGCTTCGAGCTTTACCTTATTTTGCATTCTATTGGATTCCACTCTTCTATCTGCTTCAGATTTTGCAGCTATCTCAGATAAACGAGATTTAGTCTTAAAGACTTCAACTCTTTTTCTGTCAGCTACAGATTCTCTTTCAGCAGTTTGCAAGTCTCCCTGCAATTTCTTTACTTGACCTTGAAGGGCTTGTATCTGTGATGCTAATTGTTGTTGTTCACCAGTTCTTTTCAAGATTCCCTCCTTGTCAAAAATTTCTGGGTTCTTCTTTAGAACCTCTACTTTGTCTATTAGACCCATTTTATATGATTCCATGTACACGCCAAGTTCTGCCCATTTACTTGTTGGTAATGTTGAACCTGTTTCTATTTTTACATCATGTTGGTCTAACTTATATCTATCTTTTGCAATATCTAATATTGGTTGTGTTTTATTATCATAAACATTTACCATGGTTTCTGTTAAATCATTATTAGGCTGTGATAACCTAAACATTTTTTGAAAAGTATAATGTCCTTTTGCAAAATTGTATAATACTTTACCTAATCTATTAACACTAAATTCTATATCTCTTAATTTAGATTTAGGTCTTTGCTGACCTAATGCCATCATATTTTCTGTACCTCTAACAGTTTCTGGTGCTTTCTCTGCAAAGCCATGTAACATCTCAGGTAAACCAAATATAAAATCAATATAAAATTCACATTGTTGTATTAGTCTGTAGAACTCACCTGATAATGGTTGAGGTGCAGGAAAGTGTGGCTCACCTTGTGTTGAGTCTACTTCAATAACTGCATTTGGATTTGCCCAATCTTTTTCTAATTGATTTAAATCTTCGACACTACCTAAAGGAACTAACAGCTTCAATCCTGCAGATGCTTGTGCATGAGACAAAGCTAATGACCATAATTTATTTAATAACCTTTGCATAGGTCTAGCTCTTGATACATCTGATTTAGGATATGGACTTTCTGTCCAAATGTTAGGCATAGCTATAATTGGATATATATCTGTATTTAAAATAGATTCATATAATACAACTTCACCCATAGTAGCACAAACTTTAACTCTTGTTTGTGGTACTTGAACTATCTGTATTACCCCATTTTCAATACCATCTTGATTTTCTGGGTTCTCCATAAATCTTGCCATATCATTTTCATTAAAAATAAATTCTTGTCCTGTAGCTGTATCTAATACTCTATAAAAAATAACTTTAACTTTAAAATATCTTTCTAGTATTTGATACCTTGCATAATCTCTATAATCTAAATTATCTGTATCAGATGGAGTGAATGTAGACATTGAATTTTTATTTTGTGCATTAGGATAATCTTCATCTACATAAGATATAGTTGAAATCTTTTCTATAATACCTTTTGTTTGCTCACCAGTTACAGGGTCTGTTATTGGACCTAATTCTGGATATAAACCTAAAACCTGTTCTTTGTTTAATATTGTTGATAGGATTACACTCTCAGAGTCTACCAAAAACCTGTCTCTAGTAGTTGGAGGTGTGTAAACTCTAAAAGGGTTTATGTTTTTAAACTTAACATCACCTCTACCAAAATCTGATTCTCCATCAATATATACATACATATAACCTAAACCAGCCACAGCATAATCATGTATAGCTTGCTTCATTTGCATATCACCAATAGAGTTTTCCCACATATAACCCATGATGGTTCTCCATACACTAGCTATTTTAACATCTGAATCTTCTCTAGGTGTTATTGTAAATACTGGGGGTCTTGAAGTTAGAGTTGCTTTTAATTTTTCTACAGCAGGTGATATCCTATCCATAGGAACATCTGCTTGATTTCTACTTTGAAGCTCTGTAGACTCATCATCTGTAAAGTGATTACCTAAATAAAAATCAATATCTTTACGAGCTTCAGTATCCCATTCCCTTCTTGCATCTCTCCATCTTCTAAAAAGGTCTTGGTTTGTTTGTGCTCTAGGGTCAAACTCCATTCATACCTCTTAAATTGTTTGCCATATCTCTAGTCATTATAACAAAATCATCTTCAGAAGTTTCATAAGGGTCTACTATGCCTGCATCTACCATAGCATCATATGGTGTAAATTCTGCTCTAGGTTTAAATTTTGGAGCCATATATCTAAATGATTCTGGTCCATACTCTTGATATGCCATCATCTCATTAGGTTTTAAATTCATTTGCTCCATAGGTTCAGAAGGAAAAGCTCTTTCTGCATCTGGCATCATAGACATATCTACATCTGACATTTCTCCCTGTGGCATTGGCTGCTCAACCATACCACCTTCTTGCATCATCATGCCTGCTGGAGGTAAACTTGGTGCTGGCATTTCTTGTGGTGGAATCATTCCAGGAACCATACCACCTTGTTGAAAACCTCTTTTCTTTAACATTTCATTTACTGCTTCTTTTAAAAACGCTGCATTTAAGTATGTGTTTACATCTTTTCTTCGCTTTTCAGCAGTAAAACCTCCTTCTTCTTCAAATGCAATATTTCTTTGTTTCTGTCTTGCAAGTTTAAGTGTTCGTAAAGCATCATCAAGAGCTGGTAAACCTCCTAAACTTCCAATAGTATCTGTAATAAATTCACGACCTGCTGTTGGCTGTGCTGCATCTCCTGTAGCTCTAAAGAAAAAATTTGATGGGTCTGTATAAGATAAAGTATCTATATCAACTGTTTCTGGGTCAATTCCTAATTTTGTTGCAATACCTTTTTTAGATAATCCACCTTCTGGTGTGTACAAAGATTTATCAAAATCTTCTATATCAAAACCTTCACTAGGTTTTTTTATTGTTGTTATAAAATTACCATCAGCATCTCTTAATAGTCCACCTGTTTCAGGGTCAGTTGCTAGTCCTTCAAAGGTTATTCTTCTTGGTCTAAAATCATCATAAAGGTCTTTAATTTCATTTAATATACTTCCACTAGAAGCATTTTGCCTTAAAGAAATAAGAGCATTTAAAGAATCTGCTGCTGATGATTTATCTCCAAAAACATCTAAAGTGTCAGAAATAACTTTTCCACCTTCTTGATATTTTTTTACCATACCACCACCATAATAATTCATTACTGCTCCACCATCACCATAACCCATAACTTTACCACCTTGCTCGTAACCCATATTTGCTAATGCTTCTTTTCCTTGAGCACCAGAATCAAACAAGGCTTTTAGACCAGGGTTTGGTAAATTTTCTTTATTTGTTTTTAACATAACTTCTCCACCTTCTTGATATCCTGAAGGTCTATATTCCATTAAAGATGACAACATACTAAGTCTATCTATATTGTTCATTAAATTTAATTTATCTACACCTATTGCATCTACTGCATCTTTTCTTATAACAAACTCACCAGGAGTTAGCATTGCTGGTACAGTATCTGTATTAGGTTCTTCTGGAAATGGTTTTAATGTTTGTCTTTGCATTATTCTTTTATTTCGAAATGTGGTAAATCATCAAAGTTATTATCTTTTACTTGAGTATCCATATCCCAATCTCCACCCCATCTTATCTTTAAACCCATTTGATATGCTATACCTACTACATATCCTGCAAAATAAGTAAACCTTTCTCTATCATTCCAATCAATTGGATAAGGTGCTACATCTACTGCTTTACTAGGTAATGAATTGTGTTTGCCCTTAGGGTATTTAAGTTTTGATTTACCCTCATCAAATAACTTGTTTTGTCTATCTTTGCTTCTATGACCTTCAAGAATGGTACAATCAAATTTTTTAACCACTCTTAAAAATAAATCTTGTAAACGCTTATCACAGGTCTCAAGTTTTGATAAAGATTTTTTGCTAAATTTAGGCATAATTTATTGGGTAAATTTAAAAAGGTTTCAATGTTAATTTAAACCCATACTTTAACTTCTACTTCCAGTTAGCCAATTAAAAGAATTTTTCTTCTTACTTTTTCTTTTATTTGTTTTGTTTGAATTAAAAACACTTAAATCCATTCTTTCACTTTTAGGTGGCTTTGCAAAGTAATCTGCATAATACAAACCATCCATTAAGTCATCATTTTTTGGTTTAGGATGCTCAAACAGTTCATCTATAAGCTCACTCATCTCTGTTCGTATAAATAATTTTTTACTGTTTACTATTGGACCTAAACAAGTTTCAAGTCTATCTTGTTTGTTTATACCATGTGGTGGCTTTACACCCTTAAATATTCCTGGTAATAACTTTCTATCTGTAAAAGATATTCTTTCTACCATATCTCTTACCATTTCTTGTGCTGCTACAGTTTCAATAGTTACCCTTCTTACTGGATTATACTTCTTTGCCATCTCTACTATTTTCATTGGCATATCAAAAGTTGGTATTCTTTCTCTAAAATATTCTAATACATATCTATTTTTCTCTGCATCTATTGCCATAACCATTATAACTTGATAGTCAGATGTTTCAGATGCAGTTGCTGCTAAGTCTACACCTATGTATACATTTACAGGTATAGCTTCATCTTTGGTTATAAGATAAGTAAACTTACCTTTTTCTTTAAAATCAAAGTTATGGTTACCAACTCTATCTATTTTAAATGCTGCAGAGCTAACATCTCTTGCATCATTCATATATTCTTGTGCAAACTTGTTTACAAGACCAGCTTCTATAAATTCTTGTTTCTTTTGTTTTAGTTTAGTCAATGAAAATTGTTGTTTCCATATAGGCTTATCGTTTTCTATTGCTCTTTTAAATGTTACATCCCAAGGATATGTTGTTTTATTTTCTATTGATTTATTAAAACCATCAGATACAGTCTGTAAAAAACTATCATAATGCACTATTGTACCTGATAACCATATCCAACCTTCTCTTCCAGGGCTTTCTTCTAATGCAGGATATACTGTTGATACTACCCATTTTTTAATATCGGCTCTTCTTTCAGGTGTTTTAGTATTAAGTTCTGATTCAAAGTCATCTAAAATAATACCAGTATACCTTACATCTACTTCTGCCCTACCTCTTAATCTTTGACTTGTACCTTTTGCTATTATCCTATCACCACGAGTAGTAACTAAATCTTTTTCTGTCCAGCGTTTACCCATACTACCACCATCCATATTACCAAAATAATACTTTATCATCTTATTATCTTCAAAATGAGAACGAATATATTTAATGTGGTCTATAGATTGCCCTTGTTCTTCTGATACCCAAGCAAAAAAGTGTTGTTCATCATCAGCACTAAAACAAAGTTTATGCATAATAGCTGATTTTGATAATATACTTTTACCAAAACCTCTTGGCAATATGATACACATTCTTTGTCCAGGTTTAGTTGATATTAGTTTTCTACCAATATCAAAGTGAAATGAGGGTGATTGACTTTTATTTAAGAAATCATTAGGTAAAAATGCTTTTCCAAAGAATATCAAGTCTTTAAATGCTTTTTGTAATATCTTTTCTCTTTCTGCTAAAACAGATTGTGGTGGTATAATATTGAAGTTATCAACACCATCCGACATCATCATACCTACTTTTCTTTACAGTTTTTACAGATTCTTTTTTCTTTTCCATATGTTGGGAAATTATCATAGTATATGACTTTAGAAGGGTCTCTAACATCTTTATAATACCTAGTATCATAACACCTATTACATAAAACACAATACTTAATAGTCTTATCAGCCAATTCTCCATCAGGGGTTTTGTCATCATATTTACTCCAATCTATTGTCATCATTATTTTCTTTAGGTACTGGTATTTCTAATGAAGGTTCATTAAAAGAATCTATTTCTTCTCTTGTAAAACCTCTAACTTCTTGCATTACAGCAAGAGCACCAGTTTGTTTTTCTTTAGGAAACATACCTCTAAGTTTACAAGCCATCTCTATAGCAGCCTTTTTATCACCATATTTATCAGCATTAGATATTATATCAAATAAATTAGTCATTAAGAACTCTTCATCTAATCCTACAGAGTCCATTATTTTCTTTAATTCTTTATCCACTATCTTTTTTATCCTTTTTTGTTTTAATAAGTAAGACGATTTCTTTTTTACATAGGCAATGTCTTTACTATTGAATGATTGCATAAATGATATATCTTTAGGTACACCTTGAGCAACCAACCTAGCAAAGGCTTCCTCGGCATTAGTTGTTTTTGTTTTATCTGAATTAGCCCATATATATGTTTTAGTAAAGCTATAAATGTTTTGATGGGGTTCATTTGGTATACTCTTGGTGTTGTTTGTGTTAAACATACCATAAATAGTACGAATATATGGTGTTCTTCCAACTTTACCTTTCTTGATTACTTGAGACAGTACACCATTTTTACAAGCCACCCAATCATTTACTTTTGCATCTAACAAAGGTTTGATAGTAGCATGAGGGTTTACTAATCTTAAATCAATATCATCTTTATAAGCATAGTGTATTATGCCTTTTATCTTCCTATAAAATACAGGTACAACATTTTTACTCATTTAACCTTTTATATGATTACCCCATACATAACATTCACCCTTTTGAATCTCTATAACCTCTACTTGAAAGTTACTATTAGAAAACCAATTGACAATTCCGAATGCATGATTCCAATTATGTAACCTACCTCTTAACCATTTGTTCTTTTCAGGTGTCATATCTTTTAAACAACCTACACTCCATGCTCCTATTGTACCAGAATCAAGTTTTGTTAAAGAATGTCTTTGCACATCATGTGTATGACCATAAACAATATTAGAACCATAGGCTTCTAAATGTTTTTTAGCATGGTAAGTTGTAGCATATGCACCGTGAATAAAATTAACTTTGCCTATTTTAAGAGGTTTATTATAATTATGGTATACATACCCTCGCTTCTTTAAAGAAACTGCTTTTTCAAACCCAAAGTGTTCCATATATGGGTATTTCTCAACAAACCTGTTAGTCCAATCATCATGATTCCCTTCTAACATATGTTTTTCTGTACAATTTACTTTATTTAAAGCATTGTCAAACAAATCAATACCTTCATTAACATCTTCAATGTCTTGTTCTATGATAGGGGTTTGATATTCTAGTGGTGGGCACTTCTTTCCCTTCCATTTCCAGGCAGAAACACTTTCCCATTCACCAACATCACCAATATTTATAAATATATCTGGCTTTATTACTTCTATTGCTTGTAAAGCACAACTAATTGCAGCTTTATCATGTAAGGGGAAGTGCTGGTCAGATGCTATAAATCCAATTTTATGCTGTCGCTTCATGAGTAGGAACTATTGAGTCTACTAATTCTGGCACTTCTATGTCTCTTACCATATCTAGTAGTATAGTTAAAGATTCTTGTGAATTGTTTGTACGAAAATCTTTTTCTAATTGTTTTAATGTTAAAATATATTCATCTAACATTAAATTATCGTAATGTTCCATTATACATCGCTTTCTTTTTCTTTAGAAACCTTTTGTGGCAATTGATTTTTTATTTTTTCTAGTAAAAATGCCTTATATGTTTCCATTTTTTCTAATTCATAGGCAAATTTACTATATTCTTGCTCTATTTTGGTCAATTTACTTAATGTTGACTTACAATCAGAACTTAATGCATCATATTCATAAGACACATTATTAAAAGTTACCATTGTTTTATTGTCTTTTTGTGTTTTAGCCATTATAACCTTTTTTGTTTATTGTAAAATGTATAGAATTATTCTATAATATAATTTTTTTAGAACTAAAAAGCAAATTTTTTATTAGTATATATATAATATAGTATATATAGTATTAAGAATATATTCTTCTTATTATAAATTTAATTTAATATAATATAATAGCAAGGTTTTAGGCTTTAGGTAAAGGTTCAAACCTTTCTTGACCTTTTAAGACCTTTCTTAACCTTTCTATACCTTTTCTAGAAAATTTTTAAAAAAAATATTTAGGATTATGTTCTTTTGTTTTTCTTCCACGACCGTGCACGCCCTAGTTTGAAATTGAGATTTGCATTTTAGGTTGAAAATCTGAGATTGAAACATCGTTTAAATGCCATGCTTAAACAGCCTCAACCAGTTATTAACAAGTTATCCACAATTTAAAAAGTTATAAACAATTATGAATGGGTAGGAATAACCCCAACCTTATATATAAAACCTAAAAAAGAATAACAACAATCTAACATTAGGTTTAAAATAGTTGCACCTTTTGCACGGTTTACCTTCAATAAAAAAAAATAATTTCACATAATTAAAAAAAACACTTGACTTATATATATATTATATATTAATATTAGGCAACAAACAAACAAAGGGACTAGAAAAATGCTAGAACAATTAACAAACTTACAAATTCAAATCATACTTTACTTTATAATAAAAATATATTTGGCTTCAATGCTTTTAATATTTTTAGATAAAAAAACTAAGAAAGGGGGAAAATAAAATGCAAACAAGATTAGAACATATACAAGCCAAACTAGATGAACTCAATATTAAAAGCGGTTATGAAATAGATGAAGTAAGTTTTAATCCTACTACCAAAAGAAATACTTGGAATATAGGAACCTATTATTTAAATAAAAATGCTGTAGGATATCAAATAGAACAGGTAACATCTAAAAACGGTGGGGCTAGAGATATTTCATTTAGAGGTACTAAAAAAGAAATATACCATTGTTTAAAAGTAGTAAATGAAGTTTTATATCAAAATAAAAGAAATAATCAAAGATAATAAGGAACTAAGCAAAATGCAAACAAAACAACCAGAAAATAAAAGAATGTTTATCGCAAAATATCTTGGTGCAACCGACACAAAGGGAACAAGGTTCAAAATAACAGACACAAGGCATAGAGGAAAATCCTTTATTTATAGTTGGGATTATAGAAAAAATGGCTGTATGGGCAATGGGCATGGACTTACAGACCAAGCCTTAGAAGTGTTTAAACAATGTAATATAAAGATTGAAGGCTATTCCGAACCGTGGACTTCGGATAATTCTAACTACTTTTTTACATCTGATTTTAAAACTATGTTGACCAAGAAAGGGGGAAAATAATGGAATTTATTTATCAAATAATTAGTAATAATTTTTTATGGTATATATTTTGCTTCTGTTCATTCTGTGCAATATATACAATATTTTCAATGGCATTTAATAAAAGATAATTTGGAATTTTGGGGGGTTCGATTCCCCCCTTATATTCAAGGTTTAAACATAGTGTTTAAACATACTCAAAACAAACAAAGGAAGTAAATAAAATGAAAAAACAAATGGAATGGCAAGACATAAAAAAAATATGTTTAAAGCATAAAATTGATTATGAAAATGTAAGAAAAGAGATTTTTTGGATTGATTATGAAGATTTATATAATACTAAAAATAGAAGTAAATTTTCTAATTCTTATGTAAAAGTAAAATCTTTAATTAATCTAAGAAAAAATATTTCTAGAAGAAACCAATTTAATTTTGACTTTTCTTATAATGTCATAGAAAAACAAATTTTAAACTTATTTAAAAAATAACTTGACTTATATATAAATAATATATAAACTTAAATAACAAACAAAGGAAAAATAATAAAATGAAACTATCACAGAAAAAATATAAAGAAAATTACAAAAACTTTATTTTAGAATCTTTAAATGCTGAAGAAGGAATAAATAAAAAAACTTCAAGAGAAGACAAAATAAACTATTTAATTAATAGATTTAATTTAGAGTATGGTTATAAACTTGGAAGAACTTTTGCAGATACAAAACAAAATGTTCTTGAAGAATGGTTGAGTGGATTGGCAATAAATATTCCTTATACTTACTATGAAATTATTGAACTTGCAAAAAAAATGGGTTCAGTAGATGAAACATTAACACAAAAACAAAAAGATAAAATTACGAGTAATTATTTTAGATTTATGGCTAATATAATGATACTATTATTTAAAGAAGTAAAAAAATAAAAGTTGTTTAAACAGACTTAAAAAAAACTTGACATATATATAAAATATATATTAAACTATATTAACAAACAAAGGAAATAAAAATGGATTTACATACATGGACTTTATTAATGATACTTTTCGGAATGGGTTTTGGTGTATCAACTTATCAACTTCTTGATACTATCTTTAACAGAAAAAAGAAAAGATTGAAATTAAAATTATGGTATGACACAGGGTATAATGATGCACTAAGAAAAGAAGAAATAATATATCCTGATGAAAAACAAGAGGGTGTTTAAACGACCTCAAAAAAAGACTTGACTTATATATATATTATATATTAATATATAGTAACAAACAAAGGAGAAATAATGAGCAGAGATTTATCAGAATACATAGATGATTATTGTGAGTCTATTTATAGTCATACTAACTGGGGTTATAAAACGGCTTACACAGTAGAATTTTTAAGTAAAAACAAACATGATGAAGAAACTGTTTTTGTGTTTTTTCATGAGCCTTTAGATGAAGATGAAAGCGAGGTGAAATAATGA